CTGAGTGGACTTGGGACAGTGACAGGTTGTTGGCAGAGATACGACAAAAACGAACTAACAAGTTGTGGGCCTGTGACTACGCTATCCTTCCAGACTCTCCTTTCTCTGATTCAGACAAGGCATTGGTAACTACTTACAGGACTCAATTGAGAGACTTGCCATCATCCCTAGACATGTCTACAATAGACAATGTTTCGGATGTCACGTGGCCAACTCCTCCAGCGTGTCTCTAAGTTATGCATAGTAACTTCTTAGATAAAAGACGGAGACATCTTCGTCTTCAACCTAATCAGGTAGATGTAGTTCTACCGGATCACTTCTCTACGTCTTATCCAAAGTTCATTAAGTTGTTGACGTACTACTATGAGTTTCTATCAGAAGAGAAGTCTACAGAACTACTCAGTCACTTGTTTGCGACACGTGACATCACAGAAACAGACATCACACTTTTATCTTACATTGAGGATGAGTTACTCTTAGGTGACTCGTACTTCGAGAGTTTTGCGACAGGCGATGCACAGAAACGTGCCGCTGCAAACTTCTCCAATACCCTATTCAGATCTAAGGGTACTAAGTTTGCGATTCAATGGTTCTTCCGATCCTTCTTTGGTATTGATGCAGAAATTGTTGAGACGCAAGAACAGATATTTAAGTTAAATGAAGTGGGTTCTGCAATTGGTGCTGAGTCATTACATTTCTTGACGGACGATAAGCTCTACCAAACCTTTGCGTATCTGGTAAGATCTTCGGTACCTATCTCTGAGTGGAAAGACCTATTTAAGTTATTCGTTCACCCCGCAGGTATGTACCTCGGTGGAGAACTACTTGTTTCAGACCGTGTGTTCGCGGAAATGATTTCAACCCAATTAGTCGGTCAAGGACTTCCTACCGATGCGTTTTACTTAGAAATATTAAAGGTTGCAGCTTCTCTTACCACAACTCCACCCGAGTTTGCAATTTGGGCACAGACTACTGCCCTCGATGGTTTCGATATCGCAGATGCAAGACTTTCCGGTGATTCCACCACTGCCCTAGATGCAGACATATTCGCGCAGATTGGTGCAGGTACTGCAACACACGAACAAACTAAAAGGTGGTTAGATTTTGTTCTCCCATCACTAAAAGAACAAGAATGGTATACAACATATCCCAGTCTCTACACCACAGAAGAAGGTGTAGTAACACGTAGAAAAAATGAAGTATATGCGGCTTATGTCGAACCGGATTCTGCGGAAGGTGAAGGCGTGAACTTCAGGGTTCGTCTTGTAGGTTCTAATATACCCAGTCGAGGTGGTACATACGAGTACTATATCGACAAGGGTGAAACTAATATCGCAGACTTTGCGAATGGTGTACCTTTACCTGACTCGAACAATAGACAAACTATTGTCATGAGAGACGATTCTGCGTCAATCTATTTGCAGACCTTTGCTGACTCAGACGAAACTGAAACAGACGAAACCTTTCACGTACACTTCTTCGATGACGAAAATCGTGAGGTTGTTATACAACCCATAACAATACAGGACGTGGAGGCATCATATACGATTACCCCATCTCTTACAACAATAGATGAAGGTGATAGCGTACAGTTCTCCGTAGCGGGTTCTTTAGTGCCAAATAGTGGTTCTACTACACTGAAGTATCAAGTCATTCCTTCCTCGATAGATTCTGCGGATAGTGCGGACTTTGTTACGGGAACGTTTACAAACGACTTTACACCGTTACTCATTAGAGATGACAGTGGTTCTTTCAGTGTTCAAACAAAGATAGATGGAGACAATGATACCACAGAAACTTTCCTTGTCAAGCTTTATACAGGAAGTAATATTCTCAAAGCAACATCGCCTCTGATTACAATCAACAACGTTTCACCAACATTCTCGGTATCCCCTGATCCTACTGTTACAGTATACGAAGGTGATAATGTCGAAATTGAATTAACGGTAGATCCTACCACAGTAGGCACAACCGTGAACTACACTATTGGTGGAACAGATTCTCGTGTCATCACTAAGACCGGATCGTTCGTTATCACTGCGGCAACTGCAACATATGTTCTTTCCGCAACTGAAACCTCAGATGTTTTTGAAACTGTATCAGGTGTGTCGTTGTCTCTCGTTACGTCAAGTGCCGGTTTCTTTAATCCAGAGTTATCCCATGGCGGGGTATTACGAATGGAGAATCAAAGTGCTACGTTCCAAATTACACCTTCAATTGTTGGTGCACAGAACGGTGATGCTTTGAGTTTTAATGTTACAGGCACAAATATCGAAGACGGTATTCGAGCGGGTTACTATCTCGAACATGTCACAACTACAGATGCGGACTTTAGTACAACTCCACCTGACTCAACTGGCCCTGTTGATATTACTTTCACAAGTAATTCAGGAACTGTGCCGTTCAACCTTGAAAACAACGGGGATTCGGACAACGAAGACTTCTTCTTTGTTTTGACTAACACGTCTGGTGAGGAAGTGGAACGATTGGGGTACACTATCATTGGTGATGCAACCTATGCGTTGACTACGCCATCTGTGTCACAGAATGAAGGTGGGTCAATGCAGTCTATCTTCACTACAAGTGCGCCAGATGGGTTGTACTACTATTATATCGCAGGTACGGTCAACGAAGACGACTTCAGTGCAGGTTGGTCAGATATAAGTAGTCGAGAGTCTTTTATTGTTGCAGGTAACAACGGAGTGATCAATTTAACGTTGGATCTGGATCAGAAGAGAGAAGGCACGGAATCCTTCAGAATATACGTCTCAGACACCGCCAGTGGGTCTGTATTGGCGTCTACCGGTGACATATCAGTTAATGATACATCCTTACCCGTTTATACGATTGGGATGGGTACAAGTATACCAGAAGGTACTACATTGTCTGGATATGTAATTCCTGATGCGGGTAACAACAACACCGAGAACATCTACGTTAACTTCAGGACAATCTCAAGTCCTGACAGTGCGGACATCGTTACACCGCAACCTACTGCAAAGTCAATTAGTACTGTTTCTGAGTTGTTTACTACTGCAATTGGTGTCAAGGATTCTGCAACGGGTGGTATTACTGTTGAGATGACTGCACACATTGGTAGTTATACAGGCACACAGGTCGCATCTGATACTATAATCATACAGGACGCAACTCCATCTTATTCTCTTGTAACGAATAAGACAAGTGACTCTGCGTCTGAAGGTGAAACAATACAGTTTACCTTTGATGGCACTAACGTTCCGACAGGTTCATATTACTATAACGTCAGTGATATAAGACCCAAGACAACTAGTAGTATAGTCAGTGCAAGTTCTCCGATAATTTATTTGTCAGACGTACAGAACCTCGTTACCGGTATGGAAGTGCGTGGGATTGACTTCCCTTCCGGTTCTACGATAACAAGTATCAACACGGGTTCTGGATGGGTAAACATGTCTTCAAGTAACACCGAATCCGGAGCAGTTGCCTCAGGTACAGAAGTGCATTTTGCATTACCAGAAGTTTTTGATGACTTTGGTTCTTCATCTAACAAACCATTTGGAGAGATTTCTCACACAACTTCTACTTCCTCGACATTCAATGTGGATATTGCGACAGATGCAGATCTGCCTTCTCCGAGAATAGAGAACTATACCATGAATCTGGCTGCATCCTATGGTGCGACCGCAGTGAAAACAAAGGCATTTACCATAGGAGACATGACGGTCTCAAGTGTACCTAATGTACAACGACCCGCTCTCTCGTCAAACCCAGACGATTTCAGTTCGATAGGGCAAGCTCCAGATATAGCAACCTCTTCGGTAATATTCTATGGTACTGGTAGTACCTACGTAGGAACAGCGAGGGCACTAACCCTTTCTTACGTAGGAAGTACTGATACTGAACTATTGGGTGCTTGGGTTGATGACCTAGGTGCAGGTTTTGACCCAAGTGATTTTGAAATCCAAGCTACATTGGTCAATCTAAATGGATCAAATGCAGGCACTCCCGGCAACTTCGGAGTATGGGAAACGTTGAACGCCGACAGAACATGGAACGTGACAAATGCTGAACCGGGCGAAGGTAATGCCATCTACTGTCAAGCACAAATCTCGTTTACAATACGTGAGATTGCAAACACGTCAAATGCGGCTACGTTTACATATTATTTGAGTGCGGTCACTGAAGATATAAACTAAACAGGATGATGTATGACAGGTGAAGAAAAAAAGATTAAGGATGACTACGAGACTTCAAGAGACACCTATATGGAGTTAATTGAAAATGGTAAGCGTGGTCTGGATTTGATGATGGAAGTCGCACGGGAAAGCGAACACCCTCGTGCGTTTGAAGTCTTGTCTGGTATGATAAAGAATGTCGCAGACGTTACCGATAAACTTATGGATCTCCAGAAGAAGAACAAAGACATCACTAAACCCGAAGACGACACCCCCAAAGGTGTGACAAATAACAACGTCTTCATTGGTAGTGCGACTGATCTCCAACGCATGTTGGCAGAACCAGTAAAAGATATAACTCCACATGACTGATCATTACATGGGAAACCCCAACGTCAAGGGCGATGGGGTTACACAACCGTGGACTGAACATGACGTTCGTGAATACGCGAAGTGTATGCAAGATCCTGCTTACTTTGCAAGAACCTACGTGAAGATTATATCACTGGATAAAGGTCTTGTCAACTTTAATTTGTACGATTATCAAGAACAGATGTTTAAACATTTCGAAAACGAAAGGTTCAGTATCGTTCTTGCATGTCGACAGTCAGGTAAAAGTATATCATCGGTGGTATATCTTTTATGGTATGCAATATTTCATCCAGAGAAAACCATTGCAGTACTTGCGAACAAAGGCGCGACTGCTCGTGAGATGTT